CTTTCCTTCTGGAACCGACAAAGCGTACGTAAACGAGGTGCATATTCGTGCATTTAACAAGAAACTAAAAGGACTTTACTATCTTCGGACAAGTGCAGGTGCTAAAGCAGACACAGTTAGCTTCAAACCTACCCGTGTAGCCTTAAAAGACTATGAAACTGAAGAGGATGAGTGCCTATCATGCCAAGGATAACTAATAAATGAGCTTAATAACTGCATCACCTGCCTATAAACCCTTCAATTATGCCAGCTTTGTCAACCAAGCAGTGGAACATGACAAATTACATTGGGGTGAATGGGAATGTGATCTTAATGAGGACGTAGTACAATGGAAGTCTGGCAAGATTTCTCTGTCAGAAAAGAACTTTATCACCCAAATCCTAAGATTATTCACACAATCTGATGTAATAGTAGGTGGTAGTTACGTAGATGTGTTCCTACCACGTATTAAAAACAATGAAGCACGTATGATGATGCTGTCTTTCGCACACAGAGAGACTGTACACATGCGTTCCTATGCACTTCTCAACGATACTTTAGGTTTTCCTGAAGCAGAGTACACTGCATTCCTAGAATACAAAGAAATGGCCGACAAACTTGAGTTTATGCAGACATTTGACCCAGATACTAAGCAAGGCTTAGCTAAATCACTGGCACAGACTGTATGTAATGAAGGTATGTCACTGTTTTCTGCATTTGTAATGCTATTAAACTTCCAAAGATATGGTAAACTTAAAGGAATGTGTGAGATTGTTGAGTGGTCTATTCGTGACGAGACAATGCATGTTGCAGGTATGACTGAATTGTTCCGAACATACACACATGAAAACCCGGAGGTTGTTAATGATGAGTTTAAATTATCTGTATACGAAATGTACCGAACTGCTGTCCATCTTGAAGACAAAGTTATTGACCTTGCATTTGAAATGGGACCTATGGAGGGACTCACTTCAGAAGAAGTCAAACTCTACATCAGATACATCGCAGACAGACGACTAACTAACCTAGGACTCAAACCCAATTGGGATATTGAATCAAACCCATTACCTTGGCTTGATTGGGTTCTTAATGGTGACAGCTTCAAGAACTTCTTTGAAGGACGTGTGACCGATTACTCAGCAGATGGAATGTCTGGCTCCTCATGGGGCTGGTAGAATAACTAATTGACCTAAGCAAGGTCACTGTAAACTGCTTACTAGTCTTGGAGGACTACCTATGACAACTAAACTAATATGGGATCTAGAAACCAATGGTCTTATACCCGAAGTAGATAAAATATGGTGTCTTGTAATGCAAGATATCGACACTGAAGAGGTATATTCTTACTCAGATTATGATGATAAACTACCCTCACTATCAGAAGGGCTACAGAAGCTCCTAGAAGCCGATCTAATAGCAGGTCACAACATAATTGGATATGACCTACCAGTTCTTAAAAGACTGCTAGGATGGACTCCTAGGCCCTCTCAGACTATATGGGATACACTCATAATGTCACAGTTATGTATGTTCCAACGTACACATAGACATGGGCTTAAAGGTTGGGGTGAATTCTTTGAATATCCTAAGGGTGATTACAACGATTGGACTAATTACAACCAAGAGATGCTGACATATTGTATACAAGACGTTACATTGAATACTCTGGTATACAAAAGATTAGCCCGTGAAGCATCAATACAAATTAAAGCACGACCTGAATTCAAACAAGCACTGATATTAGAGCATGACTTTGCAATAGTTAATGCTGATATCACAGCTAAAGGTTGGCTGTTTAATATGTCCAAAGCTAAGGTTCTTAAACGAGACTTAACATGGAAGCTTCACGCTATCGAAGATGAGCTTGAGCCAAAGCTTGGCAATGTATGTATGCTCAAAGGAACAAGAGAAGTAGATAAAATTGTAAAGAAGAACGGTACTTATTTCAAACTTATAACTGATTGGTATGAGCTAGATGATAAGATTAAGGCTTCTGAAAGTTTTATCACAGGTCCCTTCTCCCGTATAGAGTTTAGTGAAGTAAGGTTAGGTCAACTTGCAGAGGTAAAGAAGTACCTATCTGACATTGGTTGGAAGCCTGATGATTGGACGTTCAAGAAAGTAAATGGTAAGTGGATTAAGATGTCACCTAAACTTACAGACACATCCCTAGAACCCCTAGGTATAGTTGGCAGTATGATTAGTGACTACTATATGTTACGCCAAAGACTAGCTATGGTTGACAGTTGGATAGAAATGGTTGCTAAGTGGGGTGATGGTCGTCTTCATGGTGATATGTTTACCATTGGTACACCTTCATTCCGTTGCAGACACCGAGGTATAGTTAATATCCCCGGAGTTCATGCAAAATACGGTAAGGAACTAAGATCCTTATTAACATGTGAGCGTGGTCATAGGTTAGTGGGTGCTGACTCAGCTGGTAATCAATTCAGAGGTCTTGCACATTACATGGGTGATGATAAGTTTACATCCTCTGTAGTTGTGGGTAAAGAATCTGATGGGACTGATGCCCACTCTCGAAATGCTGCTATCCTTGGTATCTCACGTTCAAAAGCTAAGAACTTTATATACGCTTACTTATTTGGCGCAGGTATGACTAAACTTGGTGAAGTTGTCACTGGATTAAAGTCACCTAAGGCTGGTAAAGAAGCAGATGCTAAGTTCAAAGCAGCATTTCCGAAGCTTAAGGAACTCAAAGATCAATTACTGTCAGAGTACAACCACAATAAGATGAAGACCGGGATTGGTTTCATCATAGGTGCTGATGGTAGGCGTGTCATTGTAGGTTCTGATCATCAGCTACTAAACTATTTACTTCAAACACTGGAAGGTATAACGTGTAAGACTGCGTTAGTCTACCAGTACAAGAAGATTAAGGAGTTAGGTATCGAAGGTACGTACCCTATCTTGTTCTATCATGACGAGACTGCATGGGTTACGCCTACTAAACATGCTAAAACTGTACTAGATATATCTGTAGCTGGATTCCGTGAGGGGCCTAAGTCTGTGGGGGTTACCTGTATGGATGGAGATGGGAAGATAGGGATCAATTATGCAGAGATCCATTAAAGAGGGTATATGTGGTATATGTGAAGACCCACTTATTATTGATAAGAACTGGACTAAGTCTAGTGTAGCTAAGGGTTTCCTCAGGTGTAGTGAATGTAGGAACTTAATCTCAAGGGTTTATAGGCTAAAGCTTAAGTCTGCACCACTAGTTTCTGGTATGATTGAAGGTAAAACATGCTATAGTTGTGATGAACCTTTAGTTCTTGATGCTAATTGGACAAGATCTCAAGCAGTCAGTAGTAAGCACTTATGCAATTGTTGTTCCAGTGATTATTTCAAAGACCGAAGAGATGCTAATCTTGAAGTCTATAAACTGAGGGAACGTACTTGGAGGAGTGAGAATAAAGGTCTGGTGAACGCGTACGGTAAGCTAAGGCGAACAAGGAAGATTAATAGAACTCCTAGCTGGGCTGACTTAGAGGCTATAAAAGAAATCTATAAGGAAGCAGCAGATCTTAATGATATTCATGGACCCGGAGCTTACCACGTAGATCACATAATCCCGTTACAAGGTAAGACTGTCTCGGGGTTACATGTGGAAAACAACTTACAAATACTTAAGGCAGTCGATAATCTAAAGAAGAGTAATAAATATGTTCAATAATAACGATGCAGTCTTTACTATGTTTAGTAAAAGTTGTATGGAAGAAGAGATGGAGTATGACAAGTGTTTCATAGACGCTGACTCAATCATCTTTCGTATAGCAGTGACAACAGACTCTGTCACACAAGCAAAGTCATACTTTGATAAGGCACTTGATGCCATCATGCGTGACACTGGAAGTATCAAAGGTTACGTAGCTGTAAAAGGTAAAGGTAACTTTAGGTATGGTATCTCTGAGGACTACAAAGGTAACAGAAGTAAGACAGAAATAGATCCTAAGGTTAAGGAAAGACGAGAAGCAGTAACAGAGTACGCTTGGGAAACTGGATGCTTCAAGTCTGATAACTGCGAGGCAGATGATATTGTATCTATCTGGGCGCAAGAAGCTTATGAAGCTGGTGAGCACTATGTTATAGCACACATTGATAAAGACATTGATATGGTTCCCGGATGGCATTACAACTTCAACAAGAAGACACAGTACTTCATTGACGGTGACGAGGGTCACTATAAGATGTGTATTCAAATGCTTACAGGTGACAGTACAGATAACATTCATGGATTGAAAGGTATCGGCCCTAAAACAGCTGAAAAGATCTTAAAAGATGTACCGACAAAGGATATGCTTGAGACTGTTGCGGATACATGGCGTGACCACCATCCACGTGAGTGGAAGGGTATGCTTGAAACCTGCTTTAACTTACTGTACATGCGCAGGAATTGGGATGGGTTTCGTAGGTTAACTATTGAAGAGGTCTTTGCAGATGAGTAGAGCTAGTTGGAAGAAAGTAGGTGAGTCGATAGAGATGCACAAGATAAAGATAATCACAGTGCATGATAAGTCTTGGTTACACTACTACCAGTATGGTGTTGAATCTTGGTATGAGGATTGTGAAGGAGACTCTATGCCAGCTGAGTGGGGTTACTGCCTACGTATGGAACCTATCTCTGAGGACATATGTGACCTACTGAAAGCAGCTGGTATGCGTGAGGATGATAGTTACAAGGGTGATTTAGATGAGTTTATTGAAATAGTGAAAAAGGATACTAATTATGATCGTTAATATTGGAAGTTACAAAGTAGATGGTGTTGAGCTAGTAGTCTGGGAAGAGTGCCATACTGCATTCATGATGATGGAGAAGAGGATTGAGGACTTGGAGCACATGGTTGTGGAGTTAAGTGGCGAAGTAGAAAGTGCGGCTATGTCATGAGTCTAGGACACTGGTCTTATGATGGTGAACCATTCGAGGTTGATGATTACTTCGGGTTCGTGTACCTTATAACTGTATCTGTACCAGACGGTAACCCAATCAGATACGTAGGTAAGAAACAGTTCCATTCATATAAGAAAACCAAGAGAGACAAGGAGTCTAACTGGAAGTCGTACACAAGTTCCTCCAAACATATTAATGACCTAAAGGAAGATGGGTCAGAGTTATCATATGAGATGATACAATTGTTTGAAACAAGAGGAGGACTCTCAGCAGCAGAATGTAAAGTTCAATGGTACTTAGATGTTCTTACAGAGAAATGCCCTGAGGGTGTACCTCTATACCTTAACAGACAGATAGGTGCAGTTAAATTCATTCCAAAAGAAGCAATAACAAATGAAACAAAAACCAGACTCAACGAAATCTACAGAAGCGGAAGATTACTTATTGAAACCAAAGGAGAAAAAGCAACAACGGATTGACACTAAAACTAAAGCAACTGTCAGACGTATAGATACTAAATCCCTTAAAGAAAACAGGTGGAACTAATGGGTGCAACATTTACTAAACACTATCCATGTGTACATTGTGGATCATCAGATGCAGTAGCACTGTGGTCCAATGGAAGAGGTAAGTGCTTTGCATGTAACAAGCCAGCTTTCCTAGATCAATATGACGACACAGTAGTGTCAAAGTTTAAACCGAATACCAAACGAGAGTACGATATGAGTGGAGATTCACTTCAAGACATACACAACTACGACAGTGCGGGAGTACGTGACCGTAACCTAACTAAGACTGCATGTGATGAGTACGATATGAAAATATCTTATGACTCTAACGGCACAGTTAATGCACACTACTACCCATACACAGTCAAAGGTAAGATAGTTGCATACAAAAAGAGGACTTTACCTAAAGAGTTCCGAGTTGTAGGTGACCTTAAGAACTCCAAGCTTGAACTGTTTGGTCAATCTAAGTTCCAACCCGGTGGATTAAAAGTAATCATAACTGAGGGTGAGTTAGATGCTATTGCAGTACAGCAAGCAATGCTTATTAAGTATAAGAAAGTATACCCTGTAGTATCCCTACCATCCTCATCTAACATGAAGATACTTGTGACTAACCGAGATTGGTTACGATCATTCAAAGAAGTGATCTTAATGTTTGATCAAGATGATGCTGGAGAAAAGGCAGTAGCAGAAGCAGCCAAGATAATTGGTTGGGATAAGACTAAGGTAGCCTCACTGCCTGATAATGACCCATGTGATACACTTATATCTAACCCCAGTGCTATCATAACTGCTGTGTTCAACGCACGAAGGTACACACCAGCAGCTATTGTACGTGGTGAAGCTATCTGGGAAGCATATGTTGAACGTAAATCTGTCAAGTCTGTACCATACCCCCAGTGTCTTGAAGGTCTTAACAATAAGCTAGATGGTATGCGTAAGGGTGAGATTGTACTGTTCACATCTGGTACAGGGTCAGGTAAATCTACCATGATCAAAGAAATAATATTAGAATTAGAGGATAATACAGATGAAGTCATTGGCCTTGTATCTCTCGAAGAAAGCATTGGGGATTCTGCAGAGAAGTTTATCAAGATGTTTACTCCTACAGACCCGACTGTTGAGCAAGAACGTAAAGCATTTGAAAGAGTATTTGGGAATGAAAGACTCATCCTACTTGACCATAACGGTGCGGTTTCGGATTCTAGTCTCATTGATCAAATTGAAAACCTATGCTTACTTGGTTGCCAGTATATCATCCTTGATCATATCACCATTGCAGTATCTGAAGGGGCTGATGGAAAGACAGGTAACGAAGCTATAGATTCAGTCATGTCTGACCTTCTAAAGATAGTCAAGAAGCATAACGTATGGTTAGGTTTAATAAGCCACCTTAGGAAGTCACAAGGTAAGTCCTTTGAAGAAGGGCACCTATCGTCTATCGATGACATCAAAGGTTCTGGTTCGATTAAACAGATCAGCTTTGATATAATAACATTCTCTCGTAACTTAGTGGCAGAAGATGAAGATGAACGAAACACAATTAAACTCCGAGTACTTAAGTCACGATTCACAGGACGCACTGGAGACTGCGGATCAGCATACTACGATACCAAAACCAACAGACTCAGAGGACAAGAGGACTTCCTCGAGTACACTGGATAACTCTGCTGGTGTAGAGCGTATCACAGAGTACATAAAGGAAAGATGTGAGGGTAATTCATTTCGTGGGAGGCCCCCGGAAGGGGCCAGATTAATATCTTCAATGATACCCTACGGATACACGTACGAGAAGCTCACTGTAAGGGCCGTAGCAGGTGCTGTGGCAGCTTATCAGAAGTCCCGGAGGTCATCATCAAACCCCTTTAAACTAACCGTTACATCGTCTGTGATAGGCTTACAGGTGCTGTCTGCTTTAGGTGTACTAAACACTAACCATCAAGAGATACTTGCAGTAGGTGACCTATACCTAGAAGCTTTCTTTCAACTTGGTTATATACATATTGAAAGGGAGTACGAAGGGTTCCGTGCACCGTACATTATAAAGTTACTAAGCACATGGGCTACCCTTGGTGACCTACCCCCTGAGTATATAAAGAGTACGCTTATAGGTACGTCATTCACCCCTCCAAAAGACATAGTGTCACTGCGTAATGAGTTCACCAAGAGGCCATACATTAAACGTATGAGTTCAGAGGAAGACTTTAAGCAGCTTATAGGAGCACCTTTTATTACTGCTCTTAACAAGCTGCAGCAGACACCTTGGAGGCTTAACAGTACAGTAGCCAAGGCTTTAGAGACTAACCTAGGGTTGTTCATAGATCTTGAGGATCAGTCTATAAAAGCTAAGTCAAAAGCTATAGAGATGAAGTTCGTAATTGCTAAGGTACATGCCATAGGGCTACGTGACTTCTATCAAATGGTAGAGTGTGACTATCGTGGGCGTGTCTACTATACAGAACCATTCTTAAACTACCAAGGTTCTGATGTATCCAAGGGACTCTTTGAGTTTGCTTATGCAAAAGCTATGGATACCGAGGGGTACAGATGGCTATGCATACATACAGCTTGTTCTTATAATCAATCTTATGATATAGAGGGACTACCAACATGGGCAACAGCGGACTACCAAACCTATCTGCAAGACGAAGGATTATCCACAATTTCAGTAGACAAGATGACACTAAAGGACAGAGAGTTGTGGACCCTAAACAACCTGACTTGGATAAACCAATTAGCGGATGGACAGAGCTTCAGAACAGAAGCAGAAAAACCAGTTAGCTTTCTTGCATGTTGCTTAGATGTTCAGGGGTACGGGACTGCCGTACTTGAAGGTACTGTACATATGAGTAGACTACCTATCCCTGTTGATGGGAGTAACAATGGATGGCAACATCTGGCAGCTATCTCTAAAGACAAGCAAGCTGGCGAACTAGTATCACTAGTACCCAGTGAGATACAGAAAGACTTCTATGTGCAAGTAGCTAAGCGTCTTACAGAGAGAATGCCTGAGTGGTTTGAAGGTCGTGACATGCCAATGAAAGCTATACGAAAAGGTATAGCAAAGCGTGGGTCAATGACAAGGGCTTACTCAGCTGGTCAAAAGAAGATTGCAGCTAACATGTATTATGATTGTAAGGTTGAAGGGTATGACACGGAGTATAATATTACAGAAGATGACTGTACCTCTCTGTCAAAACAACTTATACTTTCAATCAATGATACTTGTGTAGGTCCCTTAAAGACCATGAAGTTCATACAGAAGATGACTGACCATATCTTATCAACAGGTGAGACATGTACACGTTGGACAACTCCTTCAGGATTCCCAGTGTTGTACGAAGTGTGGAGACAGAAGAACATCACTGTACGCAGTACCATACGTGGTCTTGGTCAGATAGGGCATAGCATTAAGATACCTTACATCACTTCCAATGGTAACTTGTTACCTTGTAGGAGATCATTTGCATCTGGATGCTCACCTAATTTTATCCATTCAATGGACGCAGCTCACATGGCTAAAGTTGTTCAGAGTTTCTCTGGGGACTTCGGGGCTATACATGATTCCTTTTCAACTCATGCATGTGATATAAATAAATTGATAGACCACACCAAGTGGCAATTTGCTATGATGTATAACAGTGATAACTTCTTTACTGCTATAGAGCAGATGCTATTAGAGACCCGAGAGGGTTATAAACTTAAACAACCAGAGCTAGGGTCATTAGATATATCTGAGATCATCTCCTCTGATTATTTCTTTTGTTAGAGGATAACTATATGAGTAACGTAACACAATTCCCAGATAAGTATGTAGCTGAAAACGATATGCTAAATGACGTTGGTGACATTGTTAATAAGTATAACGGCAGAGTAACCAATGTAGCAATGCTAGGTGTACTACAGTCAACAGCAAACTTTGTCTTCCTGTCTATTGCAGAGCAAGCCTTAGAAGCAGATGGTGATGATGATGTATAAAATATTTGAGGAGATTGAACTTAAAGTTATTGACTGGGGTCACATCAAGGGTATCCTTGGTGACCTACATACAGATGCCGACAGGCACAAACGTATCCAAAAACAACTAAGTAAGTTTGAAGAAGAGTCAGTTGAAATGATTGATGCTATCTCTTCTGGAGATGTGGATAAGATACGAGATGAGATGGGAGATGTCCTTGTCACTCTGGTAATACAATCAAACCTATGGGGCCTTGACTTAACAGATTGTTTAGATGAAGCCTATAATAAAATATCTGTGCGCACTGGTCGTATGGTCGATGGAGTATTTGTAAAAGATGAGTAATGAAAAGAAGTCCTACAATATAGTTCCGGGTATTGACGATATGGAATACGTTGAGATGTACAATCTTGACCCAGCCCTTGCGTACACACCCGAGATCAATGAGGCAATACTTAGTAAGGTCTGGGAACAGAACTACTCAGGTGCGTTAGCTGAGGGTCTCTCTGATGGAGAAGCCAAAGCCTATGCTGAAGATGGTAGGAAAGCTGGTCGAAAGACTATACACAATGCAATGATGCAATAAAATAACCCCCAAGTATACGTAATGTATACCTGAGGGTAAGGCCCTTTGGGTTCCTTAACTGGAACTTGAAGGGTTTTTTTTATTATTATCTATTGTTATTATCCG